GGCATAACAACTGCTTTGTCTGGTGGGGTTATGATCATTTTCTTATCGGCAAAACGATACTTAATCTTACTTCTTCCACCAAGAGCTTTGATGATAATATGCTGATCATCGAAGTCAAGTTCTGGTGTATCTTTGCTGAGTGATAGAACAGAAAGAAAATTAGTCAAATCGTGAATTGCAAACTCTTGTGGAAATTCTTCTTGTAGTGTACATTGTGCCAGAACAGTTTTAGTTGATGACACTGTGGATAAAGTCTTACCTTGCTTAAATAGAATTCCAGCATTGATGCTAGAAAAATTCTTTAAAATTGTTAGTGTTTCATTTGAAAGTTTCATTTTGTTTCCTCATTATCTAGTTCAAGTGAGTATAGTATATCATGTTCATACAGAAACATCAAGCAGCACATAGCATGTGCCAAGTGATGTATTCCAGATTCGGGATCAAGTTGTTCGCCTTTTTTCCATGCCCAGATATGTCTTTCCATTGCATCAAAATATCTACGTTTAGAATCAGGTACTTTTTTCCAATTATCTCGTTCGTATTTTTGAGCACCAAAAGTGAGAACCTTGACAGTTTCTTCTAGTGCTAATGGTGGAAGTAAACCATATTCTAGTTTACCTCCATCATATTTACGACCTTCTCCCATTACATTTCTCCGACAAAGTTTGCAATAGCAGGCATATCACCATTGAAATGATAAGTTCCAATGTGGGCAGTTTTCATCCATGGGCACAGATAAATCTTTCCACCAATGTTTCTCCACCATTGACAAAACATGTAATCTTCAGACAGATAACGATGTGATGCTTCTTTCTCTTTATCGAGAAGTTTCTTTGCTTCAGATTCTACATCTTCTCCTTTTGCTGCCTTCTGAAGCAATTGATGTGCATCTTCAAAAGTATAACCTTTGTCGATGACTGTATCGAAATAGGCATGAATGTGTCTGCTGCCATCGAAATGTGCTTGGCCCACATGATCTGGTTTATAGTTAAGGTGAGGATATGCTTCTGCAAATTTTGCAAATACTTCACGCTTCACCATCATGAAACCAGTACCAATTTCCATAACTTCAAGTGGTTCTGTGACACTGAACTGTGCGGTACCTTTAACTGGATTAAAAACAAAATCACCAGCAAGTTTTTCTAACTGTTGTGCTTCCAACTGAGGATGTTTTTGCATCCCAGTCTTAATATTTTTCCATTTGATTGCTTTTTTGGGATATGGACCACCAATAACATCTTTGTCCAAAGCCAATAGTGCAATAACATCTCTAGGATCAAAACTGATATCTGAATCTAAAAATAACAGATGTGTGCAGTCAGAACGACTTAGAAATTCGTCAACAAGATAGTTTCTTGCTCTTGTGATTAAGGATTCGTTGAATAGGAATGAAAACTTAGTAGCAACACCGTATTGCATACACATACCTTGTAGATCAAGGCAAGCTTTCATGTAAAGGCCATGATTCATACCACCATACATAGGTGTTGCTATGAATATGCTTTTTTTTCTTAGTTCTTCTGTTTTAATACTTATTTCCATTTTGACCTCTAGATGTAAAAAAAGGAGACTACCAAAGGTAGGTCTCCTTCTTCGTTTGTTATGGATTAGTTAGCAAAACTAAATCCACCTTTGAGTGCTGCTTGAACAAGCTTGCGAGTAGGCGTACCCATTTTGTAGTACTTTACTCTGCTGCCATCATCAAGTGTTTTTGTGTTAGTGTAGATGCAGTAGCCTTCCTTGCGTAGTTCTTCAATACGCTGAGAAACATTTTGAACACCAAAACGGCGTTGTGCTTGTGCTACTGTGAAAGTGTTGTAGCCTTCAGTTTGCTTGAGAGCATTCAACATGCGTTGTTTTGCAGATAGCTTAGTTGCCATAATCAATCTCCTAGTAAAAAATAACAAATTAAAGTGCCTTGCTTGTTAGCAAGTTTTCAAATCATATCATTATGTAGTGTGTGTGTCAAGCTTTTTAGTGGTAAACTTATGGTTTGTAGAAAACAAATACCGGTTCATATTTCAACCACATACCATTAACTTTACAGAAGTTTTTTGCTTTTGGTAAACCAGTCTCAGAATCTACACGATTACCACCAGGCATCTGAGCCAAAGACATTTTTAGTTTACCTTTGTATTGCATACCAAGTTCTTCTAAAATTTTTCTGCTATCTTCTTCAAGTGGTAACATATCACCTCCAAATACAGCATCGGCAATATTCCACAACAGATAACGATCAGACCGTAACCATTCAACAGCAGTTTCAAGTGTGGGTCGTAAGAAGCCTTCTCTCCATTCCTCATACTGTCCAAACTTTTTATATGATTGTGTTGGATCTTCTGAATACGCTTCTTTAGCAAAGTAAGGTGGTGATGTAAAGACAAGATCAAGTTTGCCTTTGTGCTTTTGAAAGTTTGGATCATTTCGTATTACTTCAGAACCTAACTGATAAATTTCTGTTTGTGTGTGACTATGTTCATCTTCCCAGAGACCACCTTTTCTTACATTTTTTCTATAGAAGTCGGCAACTTCATGATATTTTGTACGACCTGGGCTAGTATTATGATCGGTATTAGGATCAGTCCCAACGTATAAAATATTCCTGTTATCACTAATAGACATAGCACCAAGCAGGCGCCCAGACCAACCAGAAGAAGGATCATAAATGCGGATAAGAGATTGTCCAACAAGGTGCTCAGTAAATTTTTCATACAAGTACTTTGCAGTTAGTGGTGGAAAGTTAACAGCATATTGACAGAACGAAACACGAAACGCTTTCAATCCAACAGGAAATAATTTTTGTTTAAACTCATATGGGCGAATTTGATAATACTCAGATTTAGCATAATCAACATTAGTCTTGCATTTTTCTGGTATATCTAATTTCTCTATATCATCTTTATGTATAATTAGATATTTTTGATTTTTTAATTCTTCGTTATAGCCGGTGTATTCTTTATCTATGTCTTTTGGTTGGAGCCAGTAGTCCCACTTTTCTTGCTTCCTATACTCTTTCTCAAATTCATTAATCCATCCAATAGCATCATCGGATACAGGAAGATATCCATAACGCTCAATCTCGTTCGATTTAGCAACAAAAGAATAATGGTAAAAAGAATCCCGTTTAAAATGACGGGTAGCATATGTGATAAATGTGTCAAGTAATTCGCCCTTTGCAAAATAATCGTATATAGATTTACCGTCATCTTTTTTCGTATAGTTAATACGAGTTTTCATCATGGTAGGAAACCATTGATTGACAGCATTACCTACTACACTTGTATTTCTAATTACATCTTTTTCGCCCGTTAATTCATCTATCACTTCAAACTTATGTACAGGGAAAGAATGCATTTGATTGAATTGTTCTATGATTTCTTGCTCATCATAGCCAACTCTTGGTGGAAGATTATGATTATCCCATAAATCTACAACAGTCTTGCGAAGGTCAATTACCCATTGACGAAATTCATCTTTGGACATCCAAAGAACTTCTTCAAAGTATTTATTGACAGGAGAATCTATGAGTTCTCTATTCTTTTCATAAAACCATTTCATTGTAATATCAACTCTTTCAATTTGGTTGTAGTTTTCACATCAACAACTAGGTGTATTCTATCTTCATTGCCTTCATTAATAACTGTATGTGGCTTTCTTGTATCGAGAACCCAACACTCACCAACTTTCATGTTTACTTCTTTTTTGTCTCCTGTTGGTTCCCAAACACCAAACCTGACTTTTTGATTAGTTCGAATAGGAAAGTGCAACCTAGATAAACAATCAATGTTAAGACCAGAATCTGGATCCACTTGGTCTGTATGACGGGTAAGCTCACCACCGCCAGGAACAAGACGCATGAACCTAATACGATGGAGTTCTGCATCACCCAGAAACTCAAGTAATCTTTCAATTTCTGGAAACTCTTTACGAAGGTAAGTATCTTGAAGATAAAATTCTTCATCTTTATGTTCCTCTTTCCATTTCTTACTCATCTCTACAGGTTTTTCAATACGCATAATATCTGGTGTATAACCACGCAGAGATATTGCTGACCAAGATTTTTTCTTGTTGTAGTTGCTGTAATGATTCTGGAATTTAATATTTAGGTTTTCTAGTTTAGCTGCAATTTGTTCTATGATATCAGAATCGACAGGAATATTCAACTGTTTTATGGCAATCTTTTCGACAGGATCGACCTTTGGAAAAGACCTTGGTATTACACCTTCTTTAAAGTAGACACTGTAGATTTCACCAAATGTGGTGATCTTGGCACCAATGTATTCTAAATGTTGTTGTACAATATGTCTGGTATTTTTATCTTCTGCCCAACCATATAGCCAAGTGTTACCTTCTGCATTCTTACAAACATCTTCAATATAATCATCAGTGCCACGAAGTTTGGTAATCACATAATCACCAGGTACTTTAGTTCCAATACTAATACCTTGATACATTGTGATGGGTGATGACTTGCTTACCTTAGATAAGACATGAGAACCAGAATCACTTAATTGCAAAAGGCCTTTGTGTAAATCTTCTGCAATGTTGTTTTTCTTGTATTCAGCAAAAGGCGAATCTGCAAACTTGTTATGGTCTGCATAAAGTGATTCAACCGACTTGAGGTAATCCAGTTCGTACCCGTGCTGCCAATCTTTCATTTGCTTTCCTATAGCGGTGAATTAGTTTGTCTTTTTTCTTCTTGGCTGTTTGTAGTGCTAACGGTTTTGCTTTGCTAGTATAACGAACACCATTCATATGATCAAGTTCATGTTGAAAACAACGAGCAGTAATACCAGAATAAATTGCTTTCTTTGTTTCACCATTGAAGTCTTGATATTCTACTGTAATGCTTTCTGGTCTAGTGATATGAATGAATAGCAAAGGATAAGATAAGCATCCTTCTTCCATATGCACTTTTTCTTCAGACACACTGACAATTTTTGGATTAAAGTGTGCAACGTAATCATTACCTGCACCCATTACAAATACTCTATATCTCAATCCACATTGATTAGCAGATAGTCCAAGTCCTTTATGGTAGATACATGTCTCTACCAACTGAGATGCAAGAAACACAGGATCAGTAGGTGGGTTACTGAAATCAAACACTGGCATTATTGCATCTAGTATAGGATCTGTTTCTGCTACAAGCGGCAATACTTTTACTTGCTGTAGTTTTGTGCCTTCTGGATCATCTGTACTAATTCTAATAATATCACTCATTTTGCTATCCTTGAGAAATTGTTTTTCTTTTCAAATCGAATCACTGACCTAAACTTGTCAAACAACTGGTCACCTTTATGTGAAATAACAAATACATTTGTATCTTGTCCAACATCATACATCAACTTCAAAAATTCATCAGTGCCTACAGTATCTAGGCTCGAATCAAACACTTCATCTAATATGAGAAGATTAGTATTAACACTGTTCTTCAATTTAGCTATTTGTCTCCATGTGAATAAAATAGCTAAGTCGATACGCATTTTTTCACCTTCAGAGAAATTATGGTAACTGAAGTCATCACGATGCCTTGACTTGATAGTTTCTTCAAAGTTTTCATTCAGATTAAAGTTGATGAATGAATCCATTGCAGTCAAATACTTGTTAATCAACTTGTTCATTATTGGAAGATACTGTTTGATAATCTTCGTTTTGATACCAGTGTCTCTCAATAACGTTCCAGCAAATTCATAATACTGCTTTTCATCTGCTAGTTCTTTTTGCTTTTTAATAAGGCCGGCAAGTTCTTCTCGTAACTCTTTAAGCTTTGTGTTCTCGTCCTCAAGGTTGTCTTTTTTGGTTGAGAGTTCCGTAATTTCTGCATTAAGTTTAGCCACGTATCTGTTGATTGCTGTAATTGACGCATTGTGTTTTATCACCTCCGAATTATGTTCATTGATATGTTTGGTAATTTTCAGTATTTCGTTTACCTTTTCATTTGTTTCCGCAATCTTCTTTTCAATATCGTCTAGTGCTAAAGATATGTCGCCTTTTTTAACTTGTTTTTCTAATATTTGTTTTTCTTTCCAATCTTGTGTAATTGTCTGTTTGCATGTAGGACAATCATGATTATCTTCATAAAATTTAACTTCTTTATCCAGCTTTTTTAAATTATTCGATAGTTGATTTTCTAAATTGGAAAGTTTAGTTCTTTTTGTTTCTAAGCTATCTTTATTTAGGATTTTTGAAGTTAGAACATCAATATGTTTCTGAATTAGAACTATGTCCTTATTTAGGCTTTTTATTTGTTCTTCTGATTTTGTAATTTCTTCTTTCTTTTTTTCTATCTCAGCATCGTTATGTTTTTTGTTTTCTTCAATGTTTTGTTTCTGTAGTTCTATTTTCTCTGCTGTTAGATCCAAGTCATATTTTAGTTGAACACTTTTATCTTTGATCTCACCCATCTTTTCTTTTACCAAAGAGTTCATGGAAGAAAAGATTTGAATATCAAGTAAGTCCTCAATGATACCTCTACGATCTGCTGCTGATAGTTGCATGAATGGAGTAAAGGATGCAGAGCCAAGAATAACAATCTGTGTAAAAGACTTGAAGTTTAATTTGAGAATGTTCTTTTCTAACACTTCTTGATAATCTTTAGCTGCTGCATCCTGATTCAATAGTTTGCCATCAATGTAGATTTCAAATACATTAGGCTTGATACCACGAATAATCTTGTATGCTTTTTTACCTATGGTAAACTCTATTTCTACTAGACATTCCTTTTCGTTGATAGAGTTTGGTAATTGAGGTTTGTTGATTTTACGAAAAGGCTTACCAAACAAACCAAAAGTCAATGCATCAAGAATAGTTGACTTTCCTGATCCATTTGAACCAATAATTAATGTGTTTGGTGAACGTTTTAGGTCAATTTCAGTAAACCAGTTTCCAGTAGACAGAAAGTTTTTCCATCTAACCTTTTCAAATATAATCATACTTTTTCTGTGTTTATGGCTTCTAAGTAAAGTTCTTTGAGAATAGATTTCAATTTACTGTTATCCAAATTATCTTCTTGGATAGCATCCACATAGTTATTTAGGATGGTAAGAGTATCTTCAGCCTGATCGATTATATCATCACTTACACCTTCTGTCAAGTCTGTAAAATCTTCAACGATGGTAATATCGGCAGGATTTGCTTGATAAAGATTGTTGATGAATACGTCAAACAGATATGGATTGGTTTTATTCAAGACAACAACCTTAACGTACTTACTTGTATAAGGTGTCATATCATGATTAGATATTTCCTTGATCTCTTTATTCTTGTCATCATAGACAACTTTATGAAACATTATGTTAGGGTTCTGAACAAAATCAAGCTGTCTAGTATCAAGATCAAAAATGTGAAAACCACGAGGGTCGTTGTAATCTTGCCAGGTAAGCTCATACGGGTTACCAAGATAGTAAATCCCATCAGCAGAAGATTTATGGTGATAATGCCCACTGAAAGTAAATTCGAATTTTCTGAAAATATTTCTATCAAGTCCTTCATCTGATGGCATTCCTTTGTACATTGCGAATCCTGCAATCTCAAAGTGACCCATGCAGATATCCGATTTCGTTTCTTTGATGAAGTTTATGCATTCATCATAGTTGTCTGCACAGATCCATGGTACCATACAAATTTGATGAGGACCAATGTAAATGTGTTCTGGTGAATCAATCACATGAATATTTCCATACTCTTGCAGCAATAAATCTACAGAGTTTACTTCATTCGTGTTCTTGAAGTAAGTATCATGATTACCTGCCAACATGTATACTTCGAAACCTTCATCTTGAAGAATATCAAAGAACATCTCTTTGGTTCTTTTGAGAGTATAGAAGTTGACATATTTTCTTCTATCAAAAGTGTCACCAAGAATTAATACTTGCTTAATACCTTTTTTTCTCAGAGTTGGAAAAAAAGTTTCTTTATAGAACTTCTCATAGAAGTCTAAAAAGACTAAAGCATCATTCCTAGCACCAAAATGCTGATCAGTAATAATTGCTACCTTTGACATTTATTGTATCCTATAATAATCCAGCTCCGATTATATCACTCTCCTAGGAAGTTTTCAATACCTTTAGGCTTGTTTGCCTCTTTTTTCTTTCGTTTGCCTTCTTCGAAATTTTCAATGAATTCGGAAATATTATCGTAGAGTTCAAATTGTCTGGTAGTGCCATCTTCAAACTCCAACATCTCATACTCATCTAAAATGCCAACTTGCTGTGTGGCTTTGTATTTGACGTACAACTGCTTCTTTTCTTTCTGGATACGACGAAGGAAAGCATAATAAATGATCTGTGTAAAATACGCAAATGGATTCTTAGATTTTTCTGGATTGAAGTTTTCAAAATACATCAAACAGTTTTCAATACCATCACCAATCATCTCATCACGATGTGGATAATTGATGAAGTTTGGTTTATGAGATAGTCCTTCAGCAATCTTCATGAAACATTCACCAATATATTCAGGTACTCTTGGTTTAGGTTCTTTGTGTTTGATTGCTTGTTTACAATCTTTTTTGTATTGTACCAGAGCTTTGAGAAAATCTTCGTTATTTACATAGTGTTTCTGTTTCATAAGTTTACCATAAAAAAGTGTTGACAAGGTCTTGACAACTCGATATACTGAGTATGTCCAGAATGATGCTAATAAAAGGATTAATTACTGTAAGGTGTGATATTCTTTTTCTTCCATTGCTTCAATCAAATTAGTTATTTCATCATCATTAAGTTCATCTACTTCTTTCTTTGCTTTAGCCAAAGAAGATAAAGTTCTCAAAGTACCAAGATAATGTTCCACAAAAGTATCTGTAGGTTCGAACTTGGTTAAAATATCATTTTCTCCAATAACGCATTCGTTTGTTTTTATGATTGAAGAAGGTGCCCAGTTAGCAAGGGTTAAGATTTGTTTTTGATTACGATGATCATCATGAATCTCTATTATCATACCATCTTTGATGTATGTTGAATAGTTTTGTTCAATTATAGTACCAATAATGTCAACTCCAGTTTTGAGACGGACTATTTTAATTTGTTCCATTCTTGAGTCCTATTTTGTAGAGTTTATAAGGAAACCCCTCATCATTATATATCTTTGTTCTTTCCACGAAATGCCTCAAAGTAAAGTTCATGTGTTTGCCGACTCGAAGGTCATCGGCAATATCAAAGAGGACTGCTTTTTCTTTTCCTGCTCCTTTTCTGAGTCCTCTACCGATTGATTGCAAGTTTCTGATTCTAGATTTGGAGGGAGACGCAAAGATAATGTTATGTAAATTGCGTATATTAATGCCGGTACTAAAAGTACCAAAAGAAGCCACAATAATTGCATCTTTTTCTTCCTCCATAATTCGTCTGACTTGTTCTCGTTCCTCTGCATCAACACCACCGTGAATAAAGAACACTTTTCTGTTGCCTATATTCTTGGCATTGGCAATCCAATCATATAACAATTGGCCGTGCTTGTCAACATATTGATACAAAATTAATGTATTATTACCGAGTGATAATGCTAGATTCTTGATAAACTTGTTTCTAGCTTCACATCCAATTAAATATTCTATTTCATCTTTATATTCTTTTTTCTTTAATTCTTTTGCCGTTTCTTCAGAATGCTTCAATATCAGACACTTGATATTGAACTCTGCTAATTGTTCATTTTCAATTAGTTTCTTTGTTGTGGTAACTTTCTCTACAGGTCCAAATAGACCTTCTAGCACCAGTTTGTGTGTCTTTGTACCATCTAATGTGCCAGTCAAACCGATACGATATTTTGTGTTAATGCAAGAAGTCATTATAGTAGTCAATGATTGAGCTTTGAACAAATGAGCTTCATCACCAATTATATAATCGAACTGTTCAAAGTATTCTTTCGGTAGTTTGTATAAGGACTGCCATGTAGAGATAATCAGATTCTTTTCTGACACTTTATCTTTGCCTTGATATACTCTATGTACATTAGCTTCTACATCAAAACCATTCTCTGTAGAATAGTCTATAAAGTCAGTATATAATTGTTCTACTAGTGATGTAGTCGGGACTATAATTAACCCTCTGTAGCCCTTGTATTCAAGGAATTGACGTATAAAAAGGTATATGATGAGAGACTTACCTGATGCTGTAGGAGACAATAACAATGCTCTCCTGTGACGCATACCATGAACAAAAGCTTCTAGCTGATAGTCACGAACTTGTATTGATTTTCTTTGAGAATGTAAACTTAGTTCTTCTACAAATTTATTAGCAAGGTATACTGAGAAATCGTCTGTTAAGTCTGGTCTTGGATCACCATATCCAATATCATACTGTCGTTCACTAGCGAATTGTTCTATGTATGGTAAAAGACCTAGATAGATGGTATTGCTTCTTTGGTCAAATAACCTTATCTTTCCATCCCAAAGTCTATTGCGAAATGCTGGTGTGAATTGATACCCAGGAACAAAGAAAGTGAAATATTCAGATAGCTCTTTGGCTAAATGCTTTTCACATTCAATGTGTGCATATACTTCATTCTTTTTTGTGATAACTAAGTTATCTTGCTCCTTGGATGAATCGCTCATGTGTCATATGTTCACGAAGTTGCCATGTTCTGTTTGCTAGTTCTTTAAGAACAGCAGTACAGACCTCAACGACTTCTTCATGATATACCTTTTTCTCTAGAAGTTTAATTAAATCACCATCACTCTCTAAGTATGTAGACACATCGGATTTGAGGGTAAAACGAAACGGTTCCCATCCGTATTGTTTCAATTCATCTTCATCCATTTTACCTGTATAGTATTCCCACTTGATTTTCTTCATTCGATGGTAATCAAAGGTAGCTTTCTTGACAGCGATCTTATGCTTTGTCATAATGTTCAGATATTTACTATGCAGATTTGGGATACGAATGATTTCTCTTGACGGTTCCGTTTCATCAACGACAGAATCAGTTTCCCAATATTTCAATACTTGTTCTAAAGTTTCCATAATAAAAAAACTATAAAAGTTAACCAATCTTGATTATATCATAGCCAATTAATTATTGTCAAGTTCTTTTTATATCGTACCAAGAATATCTGAATGTTGCCGTGGCAGTCATTGTTGGTGTGTCTGTATCTGTAGAATTAAACTGAATGGCAGATAGTGACGTTGGAAAGATATCTGTAAATTTTACAGAAAGTTTTAGATTGTTTAATGCACTCAATACATTTAAAACACCATCTGAGTATTGTGGTTTTGGTGAATTATATGATACTGAAGATAAATTTTTTAGATTTTTGTATTCTTCAAAATTGGTAGGAAATGTCATAGCCCTTAACCAATCATGAATTTCTGTCCACGAAACCATTTCTTCATCAACAATAAATGTAACGTTCAATGGTTCATAAACTAGTTTATCGCCAGGAATATACAGATCGACAAAAGGAGTAGGATAAGTTATTTCAGATGTTGATACACCAGGTAAATTAAATTCTTGACAAAAATATTGTGTATTGCTTATTCTAGGAAAAGTCAATACAAACTTTGTAGATTGTAAAAAATTAGTATTCTGTGGTGGTCGAATTAGTTGAGCCATGTTATCTCCTTATGGAGTATTTATATAAAAAAAAGAGACTCCCGAAGGAGTCTCTTAATCGTCACTCTTAATGGTGACTTCATCAATTACATCAGGTTTTTTACCCCGAAAATACGATAGTACACATTGCTACGAGCAGATAGAGCACCATTGCCTTGTGCTAGACCTTGTGCAAATGGGTTAGCTACCATACCGTAACGAGTCTTGAATCCAATTTTTGGTTGGAATGTATACTGGTCAACAGCACGAACCATTTGTAGTGGAACATATGGGCAGTAGAACAGACCAGCGTCATAAGGAGATGCACCCTTATATCCAACTGTTACTAGTTCTTGGTTGCTTGTGTAACCACCGAAGTATGGATCGATGTAAACCTTGATACGACCATGTAGTAGACCAGCAAATGTATTGCCTGTGTCATCTACTTGTAGGTCAGCTTGTAGAGCAGGTGTATATTGTAGAACACCAGCCATAGCCATAGCTGAAGCAACGTCTGAAGAAACGATCAGAACGTTACCTTTTCCTCTACGAGTCTGCTTTGCAATTACGTTAGCATCACGCTCGATTTGGAAAATCAGACCTTTGAAACGCTCAACTGACCAACGGCCATTTGAATCTGTATCTAGGTCGAAATAACCAGCAGTTGTTGTACCATACTGAGCACCAGCAACAGCAGTGGTGTAGATTGTACGAATAACTTCACGGTTGATTTCAGCTAGAATTTCTGTTGACAGAATGTTGCTTAGTTCTGTCTCAGCATCTAGACCATGGATTGCTTTCAGGTCTTGTGCTAGTTCTAGTGAGTATTCAGCTTTCAATGCACGGCTTTGAGCAGTTACGGAAACTTTCTCAATGCTGAATGCCATTTGCTGGAATGCTGCATTAGACTCTGAACCCAAGAATTCAGCAGTTGCAGTTGGTAGGCCAATACCAGTTGTGTAAGCATTAGCTGTTAAGCTGGCGACTGGGTTTGTACCAACGTCGGTTGCTGGAGTACCTGCAAAACCGTATGGGTTGCTTTGTGAGCTAGTACCAGAGAAGATAGTGTTAGCTTCGTTATAGAAAGCTTCACCACCGCCTTGGCTAGCATATCTTGCTCTCATTGCAAAGATCAGTCCTGTAGGACCTGTCATTGGCTGAACGCCAGCAACATCATAAGCAATAAGGTTAGGTAATGCACGACGAACTAACGAAATCAGAATTGGGTCAAAGTTTTGAACACCGCCTGTGATGTTAGTAGGACCTGCTGATGTTGTTTCATTCAGTAGGCCAGCGTCTTGTTGCATAGCTTGTTGCTGGTTCTCAAGAACCATTGCTGTGACCGCTTTCTTATAAGGGTCTTTAATGGCTTCTAGCTCTGGATGCTCCAGAACTGGCTTCCATTTTGATTGTAGTTGTTCAGATAGATACATCTAAATCTCCTTTTTTATTATTGGTTTTTTATTTATTTTGCCAAAGTTTTAGTGATTGCCTGAGCGTAAGCACTCATCATTGGATCTGAAGATTGAACTGCTTTTTTATCTTCATCTTCAATTTGAATTTCTTCGTTCAGATCAGACGTTTCGGCAGCTTTTACTTGACTTGGAAAATATGATTCCTTGATTGTCTCTAGCTTCTCTCCGAAATCTTCTTCAGTAGTAAATTCTAGACCCTCTGCGAGTGCTTTTACTTTTTCTACTTGAGTCTGTGTAAGGCCTTCACATGCTGCGTGTATAGCCTCGATTTTTCTGTGTTCGTTAATCGCTTTTGTGAACTCGACATTCTTTTGAATTTCTTCATTCAGAGCATCTTCTAGTTCTTCAACACGACCAACTAATTCTTCTACTGCATCAACTTTTTCTTCTGGGATATCGATATATGATTCTACGAATAGATTGCGTAGTTTGCCAATGAATTCTTCAACGATTTCGGCACGTAGGCCTCTTTCGACTGCTAGTTCATTTTGCTGCATCCATTCTTCAACCATGTATGTCAGATAATCATCCAGTTTTTCAGCTAAGTCTTCCTTAACTTGCTCGATAGCAACTTGGAATTCTTCTGTTAGATTTGATTCGATTGATTCAACAATTGTCTCGACTCTTGACAGAACAGCCGCTTCAAAAATAGTTGTTGCTTTATTTCTGAAATCATCAGATAGGTTTTCGCCTTCTAGTAATGCTGCAACGTCATCAGACATATCGATTCCTTCGTGATATGACTGGAATGTAGCACCAGGATTCATAGGCATTGTTTGTGGGGCTAGCTTACCAGCAATACGGTCACGAATAGCAGCCATATCTGTAGCGTCAGATTGTTGAATAGTTCTCAGATCACCACGACCCATTGTTTCTTGTGGTTGACCAGAAAGCTTCTTCATTGGCTCTGAACCTACAGGAGGTGTTGCTCCTGGTGGAGTTGCTGTAGGAACACCTTTTGTGTAATCAGGTAGTTCCTCATCTGTTTTTTCGGGATCGGTACCGATCGAACCTACCTCTTGAGTGCCGTAAGCTACACTTGATGGTAGTTTTGATGGTGAATCTTGACCACTTCTTTTAGATGCAACAGATGCGTCTAAAATTTCTTTAGCGGCTTCAGAAAGATTGAATTTAGGCATTTTAGAAATCTCCTTGTTTTTCTATATTGGATATTTATAATTAAAGT